TGTTTTGATAACGCTGTTTTAGTTCGGCTATATTTTGCTCATGTGATGAGAAGTCATTATGATTGATTACTTGTTGGGTCTGTTTAGTTAGGCCGTCTTCGGACAAGTGTCCACCGTTTTGGAAGCCTTCAATCGACTGTGCGTTTTCCGCATTTTCCATGTTTGCTATTTTTTTCTCTAAATTCTTTACAATTTGGCCCTGGTATTTTTCAAACTTCTTTCCTTGTTGTAAAGAGGGCATCACCGATTGAACATTTGACGTTTTTGGGCCGCAAGACGCTTTCTTTTTTTGATTTGCTTTTGGTTTTGTTAAATTATTATTTGTATGTGAAAACAAATTTAGGATACCGTTCATCATTAATATAGCGATATACAAAAATATCATTATATTTTCTATTTCTCTCGTCGGCCAACTAATATGCAGTTTTGGCCCGTATACCAATCGTTAGCAAAATCATGCCGAGTAAAATCATATACATATGCGCCCCCATCTTCATAAGGCTCTTGCCTCCGCTTTGCAATCCGCTTTGCAATCCGCTTTGCACACCAGAACCAGACGACGACCCGGCCACAAAGTTGTACAATAAATATACCGCAATGATTGCCAATAATGCAAGCAATACAAACGTATAGTATTTTTGCGTGACGGTAAGGCCCGTTTGTATTTGTGCCTGGTCCAGTGTTTGATATTTATCCGATAGCCGACTTATTTTATCTCGGTCATCGTTTAACTCCTTAAACTGGGTTTCCAAGTCGGCGGTTTTGAAGTGTCGCTCTTGGGATTGAGTTTTGTACGCAGCCTGTTCACTTGCGATTATTTTCTGTATTTTTTGATTCACGTCGGTCAGTTTCTGGTTAATCGTTTTGACTATATTCAGCAGCTGTTTTCCCTTGGTAATTATGGCATAATCATCATTGGTCCCGGTCGTTACACTGGAATCACCGCCTCTTAGCAGGCACGATTGTCGCTGGGGTGCAGTCGCATTAAATGTTGCTCCAGTGCATCCAGTTGTTTGCGCGCACGATGCCTTGCATTCCTGTAATGTGGCCGAATTATTTTGGCCAACCGATGACGTTCCCCAATAGGTCGCGCCTTTAATGCTAACCATTTGCTGATGATCAATATTGTATTGGGGCGCCGAACTCTTGTTATACGATGATGCCTTGTAGTTTGGGTTAGTAACAGTGGTGACGCCAATCACGCAGCAGCTGCCATTGTCAGAATTGTGTGGACCGGTCCAATCGCCGCTCAAATCCTTGTAGTTAGGTTTTGTATACAGTTGGTTATCAGTTCCGACACCAATAAGCGTCCCATCTGGGGCAATAGTGATGGCTTTAACGCAACAAGATCCTTGGCTTTGCCATTGTTGTTTGGCTAAATTTTGATAACTTTGTTTTGTCCAAAGTTGGCCGCCGCCGCCGCCAACTGCAAATACTGAGCCGTCTGGGGCGATTGCAATAGAATACACCTTTTCTCCTGGGCTCGACGCCTTTTCCCATGCATCAGTTACCTTAGCTCTGGAATACAACAAATTATCCGTTCCTACTCCAATAACTGTGCCGTCTTGCCCCATGGCTACTGATATCGCGCAGCAGGAATTCTTTACCGAGCCGGTCCAGTTTGCATCATATGTCGGTTTACGCACTAAATTATTCGCACCTATTCCCAATAACCCCTTCCCATCATTTGCCGTACAAATGGCTTGACAGTTCGTTGTATTGTCGTTTATTAATTCCCATGGCGCACTTAAACCTTGTCTGCTATATAGTTTACCATCGGTTCCAATGCCAATAATAATATAGGGGTTGCCCGGATTGCCATAACACCCCATTCGGTGCTTATAATCTGAATTAGTGGCCCATGCAAACGCATCGTCGATGAGACCAGCCAAGGTTTTCCCCTGCGCCCAGCTACTGGATGCATCGGGTTTTGCCGTTCCTGCTCCACATCCGGCCTTTTTCCATATTTCATCGTAGCATTGCTGAGTAATCCCAGTGCTGTCCGCAGAATACGACCCACACGGCAATTCGGTCTCAGTCTTTAAATGATTTACATAGTTGGACACCGCCTGGCGGTATTCAATTAATAGATTTTTATATTCGGAACTTAGGGTTTCTAAATCAAGAACGTGCGATTTACTTTTATTATGTATTTCTTCTGTATTTGGTGGATTCATCTATATATCTATTGCAAGAAAACATATTTTACTTTCTGCGATAAAAATAGTACATTATGGAGGATATAGAGAGAATACAAACAACGGGGACAAACGGTAGCTCGATAGTTATATCGGATGAATAGTCGTCGCTTGGGGGCGGCATAGGGACAATCCTACGAATTAGGTCGTCTATTGGCGTCTGTATTTTTTTTTGTCGTGTGGCCTGTTCGGTGAGCTTTCGTATAGATTCTTGCATGGATCTTGTGCAGTAATCATGTAGCTGTTGATTAAATATTTTAGGCTTGGTGCAACAGTCGCCACCTGGTGGGTTAAATATTTTAGGCTTGGATGTAAGTGTAAATATAAGTGATCTAAACATCTATAATCTTACAATCTTAAAATATTTAATAAATAGCATTTTAGCGAGATTACGGCTGAACAGTCATCGCTGGAGCCCGGTACATCTTTGAAATAATACCCCCGACAGCCAAAATACTCAAAAATAGACCCCAATTTCGTAAATAACCGGAATCGTACATTTCCATGTAGTCGGAAATCATTTCAGACGATGCGTTGATTTTATGTTCAACAATACCAAGCCTTGCTTTTAATCGTCTGTTCTGTTTTCTCTCTTCTTTAATCATAGCATCCAGTTTGAAAAGGGTCTTGTTCATAGTGTCGGTTTCACTTTGCACGTCATTTGACAAGACAAACAAATCCGAGTTCATTTTGTTCAAATTGCTCTGTATATTCTGAAACATTTGTTGATACTCTGGATAGTCGGGGTTTTTATTGAAGAAAACATAATACTTTTTGAAGTCGTCCAACATGGCAGGCAGTTGCGAGTTCATTGTTGCGATTTTTTCTCTAAATTTACTTGAATCCGGGAAGGTATTGGTTATTTCTTTAGTATCATGCAGGTCCATTAATATACATAGGTATTTAAATAAAAATCAAATAATATTTATTAAAATAACATTAATCCACCAATAACATTAGAGACTCGTTTAAAAGGATGCATTGTTGTCAAAACTGACCAGCTTATCAACATAATCCCTCGTTTCAGGATAACTGCCAATAAAGGTGCCATTGTAAAAAATCATCGGGAACATCTTTATATCTCGCTGAGTCATATTATTCATAAAAAGCAAAAAAGACGGCTTGTCTTCAAGAATATATTCGTCGCAATCTACCACAGTAAAATCTAACTTGTTGTCCTGCAGCAATGTTTTTACCTTTGAACATTGTAAACAGCCGCTCTTGCTATAAATTGTAAAACCAGACTTAGACGGCCGAGTATACTCCATTAAATTATTATGTTATTATTTCTATTTCTCTTTATATATTTTACATTTTACAGTTTACGTTTTTTGCACTTTAAATACAGACTCTATAGTAGTTTGCCTCAATCGCGGTCTTGCTGGGTCGTATAATATGACAAACTTGTCCGGGCCTTAGACCAATTACACGTGCAACCGGGTCAAAGCGCGAAATATCTGGAAACAGCGACTTATCCGCAATATTGTATTTCTGCATAATACTAACAACCTCCGACTCCGCCATAACGCGATGAGGGGGAACTAACACATGTTCTAATATATTAAACTGTAGGCGTTTGATGCTTTCCACGACGATAAATATTCCCTCGCTCTCCCAGATGTGCTTCAACTCGTTGATCAGTGTCTCATTTGGGTCATCCTTAATAATAATAAATAGTGTGTCGGTCTTTTTAAGGGTTTCGGTGAGAACAAATAGGTCATCAATCATCTCCTGAAGGTTCTTGGCTGCGGGTCTGACACCCAAATAGTAACGAATATATATTTTCTTCTTGGGATTTTCAGTTGTAACCTTATCGTCTCTTGTTTCTAAAAGCATGTCGAGCTGATTGTTTTGTTTCATTGAATTCACCTCGTTGATGCTAAAGTTTGCATAATCGTTTATATTATAACCCTGCTTGTCCATTAAATCCAGAACAATTTTTCTGGAATTAAAGATCTGGGAAATTTGAACACTTGCGTTTTGACTTGCCATTCTTATACTATAATATAAACATATTGGTATTTTTTATTTCAATTTTATTTAAATTTATTTGCGTTTTAATTAAGAAATCCCGTTTACAATATTATTTTCTTCGTGGCTTCTTCGACCTTCTTCTCTTCGGTTGCCTCAGCTGGAGGAGGTGGTGGTGGCGGCTTAACTTCTAAAATACTGGAATCTGTAGAGGACTCTGGGGATGGAGCAGGAGGCTTAACTGCTAAAATACTGGAATCTGTAGAGGACTCTGGGGCTGGAGGAGGGGTAACCTGGGTTACCGGCGCGATTGGTACTGATTCGGATGTTCCAGGCGCAGTAGGCGGTGTATTTAGGTTGGTTTGCGGCGCAGTAGGAGGCGTGCCTAAACTATCCGGCGTGTTGGGATTATATGGTGTGCTTGATGTATTTGGATTATAGGGTGTGCTTGAACCGGGTGCTGGCTGCGGTGCCGTAGGGACAATTATAACAGGAGACCCAGGAGCCGACGATGCAGGTGCGGTTGGCGGCGTCTCTAATTCTAACACCGGCTCGGGAATATTCACGGGTGCCCTTGAAACCTCCTTAAGTCGCTTCTCTATGTTCATGTTAATTTCCTTTACGACCACTGCAGCGTCCTCGTCACTCTTCATTAATTTATTAATGTTATTAGAGAATGACATGCTTAGTAGCTGGTCAACGTTTTCTTCTGTAATAATATGCATTTGCACGTTCATAATTTGAAGCTCCTGCATTAACAACTTGAATGCATATGGGACGCGCAATACGCTAAATGACCGCCCAAATCTGCTCAAATTCATAATGCTCTGGGATCCATCAGGATTCGTGTTAAATTTAATCGGTCCGTCCGCATATGGACTCAAAAACAAATTTTGCGCTTCGTTGTAAATTGCAATCGCGCCAGTTTTATTGCAGATAGCGATGAAATATTCTTCCTTTTCACCTCTTACCATAAAAGACTCGTTCAAGAAGTAGGACATACCGTGTGCCAAAACACCATCACGTTCCATTTCACCAATACGCAGACCACCGTCGTTTGCGCGCCCCTGAACCGGCTGCCGAGTTAAAACAGTATTCGGACCACGAGCGCGATAATTGATTTTATCTTTTACCATGTGCTTTAACCGCATATAGTATGTTGGACCCATGTAAATATCGGCGGCGAGCTGTTCACCACTCATGCCATTGTATAGAACCTGGTTACCAGATGAATGAAACCCTGCTTTAACAAGCATTGGGGCATACGTGGAGTAGTTTGACCCCTTCACCTGGAATGCAGTGCAGTCTCCAAATGCGCCGTAACTTGTGCAGACCTTGCCGAATAAACTTTCTACGATTTGCCCAATAGTCATACGGGAAGGGATTGCATGTGGATTAATA